GATACTAACGGATACCTCATGCAGGGCATCTGGGCATTTGCTAACGCAGCAGCTCGCGATGCAGCTGTAACAAGCCCACAAGAAGGTAATTTCTGTTTTCTTAAAGATACCAACGCGACCCAATACTACGATGGCGCAGCATGGGCAAGTGTTGGGGGCGGTGGTGGCAAAGTTTTACAAGTAGTTCAAGGCACAACGACTACTGCAACTACAGTAACTTCTGGTTCGTACACAGATACTACGCTTACAGCAACGATTACGCCGACAGTAAACACCTCTAAAGTTTTAGTAATAATTGCTCAATACTATAAATCTACTTCTGCTGCTTCTGGTACTGCTTATGGATTCCAAATAAAAGCACTAAGAGGTGCAACACAAATTGGCGGCGCGTATTTTGACTATTTATCGGGCTTAGCTGCTGGTACATATAACAAATTTGGCATGTGGAATTTAAGTGTTTTAGATTCTCCAGCCACTACATCGGCAACTACTTATAAGACACAGCTGCGTAATGAAGTCGGCACAGTTATTGCTCAAGTTGATTCACAAAATAGTTACATTATTTTAATGGAAATAGGTGCATAATGACTAACGAAGAGATCAGACTAGCTCTAGCAAATCTAATGCCAGAGGCAAAATACAGTTTAGCCGGTGATGATTACGCAGATATTCAATGGGTGTCGCCAGAGCCTAAACCAACTAAAGCAGCCATCGAAGCTGAGATTGCTTTATTACCTGCTAAGTTAGCAGAAGCTGCTGCTCAGCGTGAATCGAGACGTAATGCCATTTTAAGTAAGTTAGGCATTAATGCTGAAGAAGCTGCGTTGCTTCTAGGCTAATGAAGCCAAGACTATCTAAGTGCGCGATCCAGTTAAGAGAACAGATTGACGACACCTTCGGAGATCGAGATAGAAGTTCTGATGGTTGGATCGGCGATACTAGACACAGCGCGCGCGTTTCAGATCACAATCCTGATGCTAACGGCTGGGTTCGTGCCATCGACATCGATCGAGATCTTACAGGCAAAGCTAAACCTGACCTCATGCCAGATCTTGCGGATCAGATTCGTATCTTTGCAAAGTCTGATAGAAGCAAGCGCATTAGCTACATCATCTTTGACGGCAAAATTGCCAGTTCAAAACTTGCTTGGAAGTGGCGCAAATACACAGGGATCAACAAACATAATCACCACTGCCATATCTCGTTTACGCCAGCGGCTGACCTTAATGGTGAGTTTCTTCAAATACCTATGATCGGAGGATCATCAAATGGCTGAGCAATATTCTTTCGTAATCGATCAAGGTGCTAACTGGAACTTAAACCTTACCTACAAGGATTCGACCGGGGCAGCAATCAACCTAACTGGCTACACAGCAGCGATGCAGTTTCGCTTAACATCATCAACAGCCACTTCAGCCTTAAGCCTTTCAACTGGATCAGGCATAACAATCACAGGTGCGACTGGAACTATTGCCATTAGTGCAACTGCTGTCCAGACTGGTGCGATGTCAGCTGATAAATACGATTACGATTTAGAGATTACTTCTAGTTCTGGTGCAGTTACTAGATTGATTCAAGGAGTCGCCACAGTTAATGCACAGGTTACTCGATGAGTGATTTAATAATTATTCAGCCAGCAGTTACTAACCTTGCTATCACCGAGCAAGTCAATCAGGTAACTGTTGCCAGCGTTGGCGTACAAGGCTTACAAGGTGCTACTGGAGCCACGGGAGTAGCCGGTGCAACAGGTGCGCAAGGCATCCAAGGTATTCAAGGTGCAACAGGCGCAACTGGTGCTGTAGGCGCAACTGGCGCAACTGGGGCAACTGGCGCACCTGGCGCACCTGGCGCAACAGGCGCCACTGGAGCCACAGGCCCTACAGGAGCAACAGGTCCAACAGGACCTACGGGCGCTACAGGTGCCACAGGAGCAACTGGCGCACCTGGCACACCTGGGGAAACTGGCGCACCTGGCGCAACTGGGGCAACTGGCGCACCTGGGGAAACTGGCGCACCTGGCGCAACTGGTGCTGTAGGCGCAACTGGCGCACCTGGGGAAACTGGGGCAACTGGGGCAACTGGGGCAACTGGTGCTGCGGGTTTGATACAAAGCCCAGGTTTCAAATCTGGTGAATTTTTTGGTGCTCAAGTTATTGCTACAACTAATACAACTGCGACATTAAATCGGACAGTTTATATGCCGTTTTATTTATCAGAAACAACAACATTTGATCGTATTGCTATTAGAACAGGCTCAAACTTTTCTGGAACAGCGGTTGTTCGGTTAGGTGTCTATAACAATTCTGGCGGTATTCCGACAACCGTAGCATTTGATGCTGGAACTGTATCAGCAACAGTATCATCTACTCAGTATTTAATTACAATAGATCAAACATTAAATGCTGGTTGGTACTGGTTAGCGTCAAATACACAAACGGCAGCAACAACAAATACATTCATTGGGTCAAGTGGCATTACATATCCAGCAATGATGAAGTATGCAAACGCATTCAATTTTAACTCACCGTGTTGGTATGAATCTTCAATTAGTGGTGCTTTTGCCACAGCAGGAACATTGAACGAGGCAACATCTGGATTTATTGTAGTTTTGAGGAAGGCATAATGGCTGAAATGATTACTTATGGAATTGGTGGTTATGACCCATCAAAGCCAAATGACAACGTTGTTGAAATAATCGACATCCCAGATGAGGAGCAAGAATGAACATGAAGAACCCTTACTTCCTAACAGCAGGAGCATTCCTAGCAGCTTGGGCAGCCAGTAATTTTGCAGCTGATTATCGCTCGATCCTCTGGGCTGTATTGGCTGGCGTGTTCGGATATGCGACCCCTAAAAAATGACACAGTCCGAGTTCTTTCAGCTTTATATTGCCACGCTTGTGACAATCGGTGGATTGGCTGGCTATGTGATCACACACTTGCTGGGCGAGATCAAGCGACTCAACACGCGCGTTGATGAAATTTACAACATACTTTTGGAACGCTAAAATAAAGTCATGGCCGCGCCTCGCAAAGCTCGCACTAAATCAATAGTTGACGACTCTTACACTCCACTAGAGGCTTACTGTATTGGGCTTAATGAGTATTACAAGGCTTTGCGTAAGGCTGGCTTTCCAGTTGACATTTGTTTATCGATGATCATGGATCCGTTCTCCTATCCCGAATGGATATTGCCCAAACGCATCAATGATAACCCGAGCAATTTACCGGGTTTAGACGATGATGATGAGGACTAATGAAAAAAACCATCGTAATACCAGACTTACAAGTTCCGTATCACGATGAAGTAGCAGTCAAAAATGTTGCGACTTTTATTAAAGCGTTTCGCCCTGATGCTGTCGTTACTCTCGGAGATGAAATCGATCTCCCACAAATCAGCCGATGGACAGAAAACAAGCCAGGCTGGTACGAACAAACACTAGCTGCTGATCGGGACATGACGGTCGATGTCCTTTGGGAATTGACCCAGCATGCAAAAGAAGCACACATGATCAGGTCAAACCACACTGATCGACTTTACAACGTGATAATGAACAAGATCCCAGCATTCCTGTCATTACCAGAGCTGCGTTTCGAAAAGTTTATGAAGCTCGATGAACTTGGGATCTCTTATCACAAGAAGCCATTTCCCATTGCTAAAGGTTATGTTGCAGTGCATGGAGATGAACAGGCTATTAAACCTACGCCTGGCCTTACAGCCCTAGAAGCAGCCCGTAGGCATGGGCTAAGCGTGATCTGTGGTCATACTCACCGCGCTGGTCAATCGGCCTTTACAGAGGCTTCTGGGGGCAAATTAGGGCGCATTTTGCGTGGCTTTGAAGGTGGACATCTTATGGACATTCGCAAAGCTGCTTACACGAAAGGCACAATGAACTGGCAACAGGCATTTTTGATCCTTGAAGAAGATGCTAAAGGTGTCCAGGTGTCAATCATTCACATAGAGAAGGACGGGACTTTTGCCGTTAACGGTCGCAGGTATGGACGATCTCGATAATCCACTCAGGCGCGACATCGATGACCAGATGGACGATGCAGAATTGTTACCGTTTCGTTACCAAAGGGTGCTTGCTTAGTCCTAGGTAACCTGTACCTTAAGCCTTATCAGTCAACCGTTGACTTGATGGAAAGGGCTAAAAATGTATTTAGATCTTTATATCGCATTAGTTTTAGTTGCATTCTTTGTTGTGGGAATGGCAGCTGGATATGGTTTAGGCCATAAAGAAGGTAAAGAAGAAGGTTACGCACTGGGTCGCTCAGTTGCCCGACACACATTCTGGTCAGAGTGAAGGCCAGTGAAATCCTCGATGAAGCCAAGCAACTCCTCGTCGAGCGAGGCAGTGAGTACGGCGATTCAACTCTCAATCACATTCAAATCGCAAGACTCTGGAGTGTGTATCTTGACAAAAACATCGAGCCACACGAAGTCGCAATCTGTCTTATCCTCACCAAAATCTCGAGAATTAAAACAACGGCAAACCACCCAGACAGTTACAAAGACATCTGTAGCTACTCTGCAATCGCTGGCTCTATTACATCAACTGATTGGACAGACCTTGACAGTTACTAAAGCAAAGTCCGGTGTCTGGTGTGATTACTGCCAGATGCGTTGGGGTCGCGATCACCCTAATGGCAAGGGTAAGACTTTTGCAGTCTGGACTGTGGTAAGTCAGCATGCTAAGTCTAAAGGAATCAACCGACATTATTGCCAGCCTTGTGCTGTCTGGGTGTCAATCTGGCCTGATGGATCTCACTGGCCTTTAACCGAGCAAGCCGACTTTTTAGTAAAGCAAGAGGAGATCGATCATGGCGTTTAACCTGGCAGATTATGAAACAGTCGAGAGTCGACTTGAAAAATTTTGGAAGGAGTTTCCCGATGGACGGGTATCAACTGAATTGGAAGTTTGTGAAGCTCATAGATATGTTGTTAAAGCCTATCTCTACCGCACTTATCTCGACCAAGTCGCTTACTCGACTGGGTTTGCTGAAGAGAAGGATTCTGATCGCGGCGTTAATGCCACTAGTGCGCTGGAAAACTGCGAAACTTCAGCGATTGGCAGAGCACTTGCTAATGCAGGTTTCGCAACTAAAGGCAAGCGACCAAGCCGAGAAGAGATGGTCAAAGTATCAATGGCAGGACGAAGCGGAAGCGCGCAACCTGAAAAACCAATCATCAAAGAAAAATTCCCAGAGCCAGTAGCAGATGCCTGGACTATTTCAAACCCTAAAGATGAACAAGAAGTCGTACCGTTATCTGGTGCGCCAACATTTAACTCAGCGATGAACTTACTAGTTGATGAACTTAATGCTAAAGAAGTACCGCAAGCACCAAAGTGCCAGCATGATTTTATGATTTATAAGACAGGGGTATCAAGCAAGACAGGCAAGCCTTACGAGGGCTATACCTGTTCGCATAAGAATCGGGCAGAACAGTGCCCACCGATCTGGTTGTAACCAATGGCTTCCCAGCATCGTAAACATAGGGGATACCGCACTCAGAAGTGCGTCGCTGAGTACCTAAAAAAGTGGTTTCCTTATGCAGACAGTGCTGGGGCAGGTAGGCAAGGCAGTGATGTCACAGGTGTCCCGTTCGACATCGAAGTGAAAGCGCGATCTGCCTTCCAACCGAAGGAGTGGCTGGATCAGACACGAAAGAGAGCAGATGGGAAGCTGTCGATCGTCGTGATGAGGTTCAACGGGCAGGGCGAAGATGTTGGGGAGTACGGCGCAATGCTTCGATTCTCAGATTTGGTTCAGCTACTCAATAAAGTCGATTATGCAGAATGGTTTCAAGAGCCAAGCCGATGCGAAGGCTGTGGCACTTGGTTAATTGCAGACTATCAATACTGCACTACATGTAAGGATCACAATGCCTCGTTATGATTATGAATGCATAGTTTGTGGGCAAACACAAGAGTTAGAACACTCAATGAGCGCAGCTGCTAACCCGGTGCTGCATTGTTCAACTCCCATGATTCGGGTATTCACCGCAACGCCAGCGATCTTCAAAGGTACTGGCTGGGGTAAGGATAAGTAATGCCATTTGATTACAAGTTAAAATCTGATAGCACTGCACACTTTAGATGCTGTGACGAAATACAGTTTGAATACATGTGCGCCTATTGTTATGAAGTTATGGGTTGCCAGTTATGTGGGTTTGATATAACTGTCAGACATGATTGTCAACAGGATTAGACACGCCCAAAATCATGCGTAAAACATCAATGGATTTGACACGACTGCTACGCTATAAATCGCTAGCGAGCGCGTGTGCGCGGTTGCTCGCGACCGCGATGTTAGCTGTTGGGGTATCTCTATTCATAAATGAATCAGATATAACTGAGACTGCTAAAGCAGTCGAAGTAAAAGAGTTTAATATCAAGACTTATATTAAGAACCAGTTATCAATTAACAATTACCAATGCTTAGATACTCTTGCTACTAAAGAGAGTAACTGGAACTTTAATGCTGTTAATGGTAGTCATCATGGATTCATGCAAGGTAGATCGAAGTGG